CCAGTTGTTGATGGCAATTTTTGTTTTGAGGATGATGCGGTAGGTTTCATCACTCAGGGCGGTATACCCGGAATCCGGGTCGTATGGCCCTTGCCACACGCCCTGGTCATAGCCCAGCCCCTCGGTATCCCAGGAAAAGAAAATGCCGGATATGGGGACGGCAACATACCGGCTTCGCCCGATCCATTCCCCCAGAATGTCGAGTTGCACGCCCACCGCGGTATCAATATCGAATGCGCTAATAAGCGAATTCAGCGCAGTGCTGGTATCCAGAAGCGGTCGCGTTGACAAATCGACGTGCTGAAAGAAAAGAGGCTTTGTGGCGTGGTAATTGGTAATCAGGTCGGTGTATTTGCTCATGACGTCACCGTGAGAACGATATTTGCAGTTGAGCAACTGGCAGCTTCGGCATAACCGATATCAATATTGGCAGCCGCCACGCTGCCCGCCGTTTTCCCGATCTGCAGGCTGGTTATATCGTAATAGCGGGAATTTCCCCCGCTCATGACGCCGAGGTTAGCGGGCGAGTAAACACGGCTCAGGAGTACATCGTCACCAATTTTCAGTGAGTTGATATACTCCGCAATGGTCGCTTTGATCTGATCACCAATCAGCGACGTATAGCCAGAAAACACATGGATAGTGATGGCCACATAGATTGGCACATTAACCGGGCGAGAAAACGATGTCGGGTGTGGGTTTCCCCAGGTATCCGGTACCACAATAGTGGTGGTGCCGTAGGTTGCGACTCCCTGCCCTTTTTTACCCCGGATTGTCTGAGCAATCGTGGTTGCGTCTCCACCGTCGACAATAGCCGAAATGGAGTGAGCGGGCAGCCCGTTTAAATCCACCGAGCCCGTATCGTTTTCGTACAGCTTGTGACGGGTTACGCCGGAAATATTCGCCAGCGCGCCATCAACCGCATCGAATGGAGTAAGGGATGGGAGCGCCACGCTTTGCCCCTGTCGCACCCGCAATTCGGAATCGGTTTCTGCCGCGGAGCCCACGGTAGCCGCCAGAGGATTTGTCACCGTCAGCCAGCCGCGCGTCGGTGTGTTAATACCCGTTATACTGCCCGCGATTGCCGCTACCGCGCCACTTGTTGCGCAACTGGCCGTAACGGTCACCGTGCCATCAACGCCAATAGAAACCGATGCCGGGAAATTCCAGATAACGCCATTGGTATCCTTCGCTGAACCATTGGTAATAGTGGTTCCGGCTGTTCCGGTAAGAAGTAGATCAACCGTAGAACGTGTTTCCCCCTTACGCGCAATACCGTTAATTTTTACGTTCCGTGTCAGCGCATCGCTAAGGGCTGTAGACGGAGAAAAGCTGTTGTAGACGTTAATGGCCGTCGTGTTGGCGTCGTGAATTGCCAGTGCCACCAGCGCGACCATCTGCCCGTCTTTGCTGTCGGGATCAAGATATGCATCAGTGCCGTAAATCTGCTGAAAATACCCGGTTACGGTATCGAGTATTGTCTGGTAATCAGGCGCACTGATCCCCTGGGCGGTTACCGTTGCCGATAACCCCAGCGTGTCGAGATTGAGGGACATTTATGCCTCGCTGGTGACTGTCGTTGTTCCGTAGAGGGTTTCGACCGTCGCGGTGAACGTTACGCGCCGGGTTGAGGTGTTCACTGTGGTATCAAATGCGGTAATTGAGCTGACGCCAGCCGTTTCCAGGATGCGCTGCCGGATAGCGAGGTTGTAAACCTCCGGACGTTGCTTTCCGAGTACAGACTGGATCCACGGCGTACCCTCAGTGGTGTCGAGGAACCACTGACCGTACCACAATTCGAAACGCGTTTTGATGGCCTGAGCCACCGCTTCCGGCGAGTTAATCAGCCAGGTATCATCACCCTGACCAAAGGTATAATCACCGTTGTCATCTTCACGCCGGTATCGCATTAATTTGGCCCCCCGGTGTTTCCGCTGCCAGTCTGCACACCGCCATGCGTGTGCGTCATCAGACTCTTACCACCAGCCGTAACGTCGTTTATCACAGTCACCGGGCCATGCATTGTGGCGCTGCCACCGCTGGCCCCCATTCCCTGAGATAAATTACCGTTAATGGTTACGTTGCCGTTAAACACGATAGTCGGGGAAGTTATTTCGGTACCGCCGTCAGCGCTGGCCGTCAGTTTACCCGGCGTTTTAACGGTAATGTCGTGCCCGGCAGCCACTTCAACGAACGCGGCGCCGTCATCAGTTCGTAACTGAGCAGCACTGGTACTGATGCCGCCGATCTTGTGCGCCTGAGATTGCGGGCCGACAATGGCGAATGCATCAGACAGGTCATGCATGCGCGGGTCTACCGGTTCCTGAATACCGCCGTTCTGCCACCAGAAATCAATGCAGCGATCGGAGAAAATCACCAGGCATTCATCACCTGCTTTGACTGGAAACGTCAGCGTACAGCCGCCGCCACGCGGGAAAATGATCGGGACATCCACCAGTAGCGGATAATCATCTGTTGTTGTGTTGCCGTCATTATCTCGTACCATGCTGCGCACAGATGGCTGTACCGTCGCGGTAATAGTGTCAGGATCGAAAGACTGGATGATGCCGGGCAGTGCTACGCGTATTTGCTCGTTAATGGACTGTCGCTCTGATGCCAGAACATCATCAAATGAGCCGTTACGGGATTGTGTCGAAGCTGACATGGTTTTCTCCGGGCAATAAAAAACCCGCCGAAGCGGGTTTCCAGATGAACTGTTTGTTCTAAGGCAACATCGATTTGATTTGTCGAGCATTAGCTATGGCTGTGTCTTTGTCATACTGCGTAACGGTTTCTGATAATTTATAATCCGATTTTGTACGTAACTGCTTTGTTAACTTCAAAATCCCAGCCAGCTCATACTGCTTAGTAGGTGGCATTCCCCCATTAAGAGCAGAACAAAGATTCGAATTTAGTGAGTTTATCAGCTTATCATGCATACCTGATGGCGCAGCCGAAAGAGCAATACCAGCCTTTTGAATCCTATCGATAACATGCAGATAACCAGAATAGTATGCTCTGCTGACCGAGTTCCTGAGTTGCATTTCGTCAACAGCTGAATCGAAATCACATGCCAAATCTAAAAAATCATCAGGCGTTACAGGCATCAGCTTTATCTTCCTTTGACTCACCCACAAACACAGCACCAACCTCCCAATCAACCAACCCTTCATGAGCGCGTTTAGCAATGAGGCTTAAATTCATCGCTGCACAAACTTGGGGTTCTAAATCAGGAACATGCAATTCGTAGAGCAGCGATGTTTCATCATCGTATTCCGAAACATCGATCAGATGGTTAACAGCTTGCAATTTTTGCCCGAGGTTCAACTCATTGTACATGATTTCAGCAAGGTGCTTGATGGTATCGCTCTTGCCAGTTTTTTCAGCAAGCTCTAAATAGTTCATACCGTTATCCATGTCGCGCCTCTCTTTCTCATAACCATCCGAAAAGACTTCATCCAACGTCTTGGACCTGGTAAGTAGAGAATGCATTTCATGCATGAATTCAAAATCACCAGTATTCATCGCATAAAACAAAGCATCACGAGCAATCAAGGGGCTCATAACATAGGCTCGCGAACGTCTTGTAATTTCACGAGCTTCAATTGGACCACAACGCCAAAAAGCACACAAAGAATACTGGCGCCAAGTGATCCAATCCTGAGGGCGCAGCACAAGCGCCTCTTCCATAAGCTTAGAACCCAGCTCATGGTTGTTTAAAGAGTAATAGATAGTTCCTAAAGCAACAGATTTTAACGCTTTGGTTCGAATCTCTTCTGCTTGAGCCAGCATCCGCTTAGCCACAAAGTCCGTAATTTTCTGCTCAAAGAACAGATACGGCTTCATGTTACTCATGATACGGTTGGTTGCTAAGATATCCTTATCTTCTTGTGTCTTTAGCTGCGTCACAAAGTCTCACTTTACGGGTTTTGTTCAGAATGTTGCCATGCAAAATGGCTTCATTTCCGTTGAAGTCGAAAATCTATCAACCAAACACTTCTAATGTTTTTCTATCGGATAAATTTTTGCAAAGTTTAGTGAGATGTTGGGATCCCGGCAAGGGAAAAAGTGCGCTCTCCTAGGCAATACGTCAAGAGGAAGAAGTAAATTTGTTACTTAACCTTCTTACAATCATACGTCCAGAACTGCTTGCTACTCGGTCACCTTCTTACAAGGGAAAGATCCGATAACCTTCGGCGCATCCATGCTGTTTTGCAGAAGTTGGACGTTTAGAAATGCTTTGCCATTACGTTTAATGAACTGGAAGCCATAGTTATTACCGTCGCTGGCTGGCATCAATCCCATATCCATTTTCATTTGAGTGTCATCACCATCAGCGCCAAGATAAGTTATTTTTTGTGATGTCACTGTTTCGCCATTTATCTTTGTCATGCCATCCCCGGTGAGTCGAAATTGCCCACACTGAATGGCAGCAAAAGAAGATGAAGAAACGATTAATAACAGAACACCACAAAAATTCTTATTCATAATCCCCGCTCTCTTGCTGACTGGGTAGTTAAGTCCTGCGCCCCGCGGGCTTCACAGATCAAGTCCATGTACCACGCCTGGCCTCGCGTATCTCCGGTATACATTATACCGCGAACGACATAAACACCATCTGTCGCGATGCTGGCTGGTTGCGCTGTGGTACCGGAAACGGTGGTGTTTCCATTACTGGTTTCGGTAGTGACACGCCCACCAGCCATAGCAATGTCGTTATTGCTGAGTTGCGCGCGGTTGATGAATGCGGTTTTCTGGTTCAGTTCGATCAGTCCGTTAACCTGAATATTGGGATTTATCAGGCAACGGACGTTGACGCCATTACCAAAGGTCTGCTGAGGCATGCCGATCAACCCCGTCTCGCTGTTCAGCGCGATGGCATCGTGAACCACCTCATTTTTTGCGACCATCTCACGTTTGCCGTTCACAAACATCCAGGTAGCGCCGCACTGAGCCGCGACGTTATCCATCAGATTACGCGTCATACCAAACAGCACTCGCCCGCGCGGGAAAACGGTATCCGGCATGACGGACGTGCGTCCATTTGTAGCACCGTTCGCCTGAAAATCTCTCATCAGTAAATTATCAACATCAGAAGCCCGGTAACCGGCCGCTAATGTCTGAGAGGTTATGGTAGTGGAAAACGCCCTGTCTGTATCTGCGGCCTGAATGAGGACATAACTGTCCACCGGGTTATCTTTGCCCTCGATGGTGTAGCGAATCTCACCACCGAAGATCTGCCCGTAGTTACGACCATCAGTCTGGCCCACCTCATCAGGGTTAACCGTTCTCGCGATACCGACCTGGCTGACATCAACCGTCGGAGCCAGACCGTCATAACCCGCGATAACCTGAATGCGGGTAAACTCCTGCCCGCTGATCCGTTTAACGGTATCCGCCGACAGATTATAGATTTTGAAGGTGCCGACAGCGGTATTCTGACTGGTATTAAACCAGTCGATGGTAAAGGTGACCTTAAACGTGCCGAAGTCGGTCGCCTGACCTTTTTCATTCACGAGCAGCAGCTCGAAATGCCGCATCCAGTTCTGAGACATGATTACTCCGTAACAACGTAGAGGTGACTGGTAATCCCCAGATCGGTTTTTGTGGGGTATTCCTGCCCGACGATATCCGTACCTACCACCAGCGCAAAGCCCAGGTTGAGGTATGCATATTGCGCAAGCAGATCAGAACCAGTAACCAAAGGCATCGCCAGTGCCAGTGGCGTGGAATCATCGCCCAACAGGTCCAGACACCAGACCGGATCACGCCATGACAGTCTCATTTTGTAACTGGTCCCGGCAACAGATATGGAAAACTGCTGGTTATCCGCTGACAGCGGAATCTCGTTAACAGCCATCACTTAACTCCTATAGCGTTGCCGATGGTGGTTCCCTTAAGACCATCCAGAATACCCGTCGATTTCAGAATAGATTCATTGGCTGGCGTGGTGGTCTTTGCCCCGGAGTTCTGTACTGCTGACGTTTTGGCCCCCTGAGTCATGTTTGACTTATCAGCCACCTGTTTTATCGAGGTGCTGGTAATAATCACTTCACGCAATGTCAGTACAGCAGAAAGCACGTTTTCCGTGGTTTTATCCGTGGTCACCTCAATTCCGCGTAACAGCATATTTTTATAAATGCGCTTCCCGGTCACCACATCGAACGGCACCCGATCTGCCTGTAGATTCAGCAACTGCTCGTAGGATTCTCTCGGGCTCATACCCAGTAAACTGGTACCCGTCAGCTCATTCGCAAAATCAAACAGCGCACCGCCACCAGCAAAACCGACCTCCATGACAACTTCCGACGGGCGCTTATAAGCGTGATCGGAAATTGCCGCTCCCGTTTCCACGGGATGCTCCGTTATCTCCAGCGTGTCGCTGTGCTTTTCAGACACAACGACAGCCGGAACCAGTAGCCCTATTTTCCGGGATTGCAGGTTAAACAGCGTTGATAAAATATCCATTAACCTGCCCCTGTCTGGTTTCTGCGTAACACGCGTGAATTTGCGCTGGTCTGCCTTTGCTCAACTTCCCGGCCAATATCATGAGCGTTCCCACCGTAGATGTTGTACGTGTTTTGCTGCTGAATTTGCGGCCCGGAACCAGACTGGTTTTGAGGCATGTTGCTCTGCACGCGGGGAATATACTCGCGTGTTTCACGCGGCAGCAGGTTCATCCCGTACTTCTCGACATTACCCATACCCCAGTTGTAAGAGGCCAGGGCTTTGCTGAGGTCACCACCGCTGCGGCGCAGTAACTGACTGAGATAGCGCGCGGCAGCATCGGCGGATTTCATCGGGTCGAATGCATCATTGCCTTTTAGTCCCAGGTCTTTCGCCGTGGCTGGCATAAGCTGAAACATGCCCTGCGCGCCTGCTTTCGAGGTGGCAAACTGATCTCCGCCAGATTCAGCGAGCGCAACGCTACGCAGTAAGCCGGCAGGCAGATTATAAAGACGTTCCAGATTCGCCAGCGCCGGACGCATCCAGCCCAGAAGCGCGGCACCTTCTTTCGTCGGTTGCGGGACTTTGACAGGAAGAGTTCCTTCCTGCTGTCCACGCATCAGATACGGCGCCTGCTCGCCTATATTCCCCTCAGTTTGCTGGGGAGCTAGCGCATCATGGAGTTGCTGAATACCCAGCGAAATACGGCCCAGCCATGTGTTAGCCATAGAAGATGCTGCGTTGCGTTCCTGACGGCTTTTCGCTGCATCCTGACGGGAATCTGCCTGCGTCCTGTTCAGTGTGTCCAGTTGGGGGTTTTTAACAGACTGCGCGTGCTGTTCTGGTTCAGCCCCTGATTCTGCTGGTTTACCCCCCAGCCACTCCGGCAGGTATTTCCTGGCAGCATCGACTGCTTTATCAGCCAGACCGACGGCGACTTTTGTCGCTCCTTTTGCAACAGGGCTGTCGGCAAGGATTTTCGCCGCGTCGACCATCGAATCCCACGCGCCGGAGAAATCGCCTTTAACCAGTTTTTTCATCACATCGACCAGCGCACCAATATATTTGATGGTGCTGCGGACCGACTCAATTATCTGGTCGAAAACCCATTTACCTGAAAAATGAGAGGTGTCGATGTTAAGGAATTCGAGAAAGGCCGCCCCGGCGTCGGCAATTGCGCGCCCCAGTTCAGCAACTTTATCAAACAGATCGCCGAAATCTTTCCCCAGGCTCTTAATGCCTTTAGTGGCATATTCGATGCCGGGTTGCCATTGGCTCCAGTCGATTAGCGACTTGCCACCTTCTTTCCAGGTAACATAATCCTCAATCAGTGCAGCCAGCGCTGCCGCCAGCATGACAATCCGGCCAATCGGTGACATGGCAAACGCACTGTTGAGGAATCGCCATGCGACAACCAGCGCCCCCAGCACTTCAATAACTCGTTGTGTGGACTTATCAAGCGAATGCCACCAGTCAATAATTCCGCCTGCGGCCTGAATAAGCCGGTAAACAACGCGGCCAACCA